CGTTGCGCTTCTGCTGCGGGTCGTCGGGTTCCATCGAGCTTTCGTCGGGGACGATCTCGACGTTGGCGCGAACGTCTTCGGGCGTGACCCTGATGAAGCTGTAGTCGCCGACCTCGCTCCGGTCCTTGCCGTCTTCGACGCGGACGGGGCGGCTGTCTTTCTCCTCGTCGAGGATGTGCTGCTCATAGAGGTAGCGCCACTGCCTGCCCGCCGGCGCCACGGCCTGCTTGCTCAGGTTCTTCGTCTTCTGCTTGACCCGGAGGTTCGCGGCGGCTTGGACGAGCTGGGTACCGGTTGCCGTTTCCTCCCCCCCGGTCCCCATCGAGGATTCGGAGAGCCCGCTGGTCAGCTCGATGTCGCCCTTCAGCGCCTGCTCCTCTGAGACCCCCGACTGCGGGATGTCCCGGAACGGCATCTGCTGGATGCTTTCCGAGGGGTTGCCGAACACGGGATTGAAGACGCCCGGTCCGGTCACCAGCTTGCTCGGATCGAGACTCCCCACCTGGTAGAAGTAGCCGGCGTTGAGGGCGAGGGTGGCGGCGTCACGGCGCTGGCCGCGCATCGTGTTGAGCTCGTACTGCAGGTGGGCCAGCGGCTCGACCTCGCCGATGCCGACGAACTCGTGCTCGACCAGCGTGGGGCGGTAGATCTGGAAGGGGATTTCGCAGTGGTTGAAGGGGTTGCGCGCTTCCTGCACGAGCAGCTGCTGATCGAGGACCGTGTAGACGTTCTTGCCGTCGTGGTACTCCCAGACTTCGTGTTCGCCGTCGGTCATCGACGAGTCGAACTGGTCGAGGCCAGCGGCCTGCATCCGGCCTGCCATCACGTCGCTGCGCCGACGGTCGGAGGACATCCCCTTGACCTTGTCGAGGTCGAGGTCGAACCAGCCACCGGTGTCGCCTTTCGCCTGGCGCTTGCGGCCCGCTTCCACCATCTCCTTGATGTATTCGAAGGAGCGCCAGGTGCGGTGGATGACGTAGGAGCTGGTCGCGATGTTCTTCGCCGCGGGGTCCCAGCGGAAGTCGAAGATGTCGACTGCTTCGGCCTGTGGTCCGGCGTGGGAGCAGGTGCGCTTGGTCACCAGTTTCGAACTCAGCCCGAGGTACTTCGTTTCGACGGTCGGTTTGAGCGCCCATTGCTCTTCCCAGAAGGTCTTCATCACGCCGAGGCCGTAGCGAAGGCCAGACCGCGCGACTTCCTGCAGCGTCGTGTCGTAGTCGATCAGGTCGGCGTCTCGTTTGAAGAGGTGCCGCAGGCGAGGACAGGAATCTTCGGCTTGGTGGTCGAGTGGCAGCACGTTCATGCGCGGCCCCGAAGCGAGGATCCGAGGCACGTTGGTCTCGATCACCGTGAAGACGTAGGGGATGAAGAGCTCGGTCCCGAAGACGCGGCGGAACAGGTCCATGACCGTGTCCTGATCGCGGGGCGTCGAGGCCTGCGAGCGCGCCGTCTGCAGCCGGCGGTAGTTGCGCGAGAGGCCGTAGAAGACCTCCCACTTCGGCCGGTACTGGGCGTGGAGCTTCTCGGAGGACTCCCATTTCCGCTTGACCAGCGCCAGCGTTTTGCGCTGCTGGTCGGTCAGATCTTCGGGGGAGCCGACCACGGCTCTACCCCGGCATCTCGGCGGCGACAGCCTCGGGGCTCGCCACCGGCGGCAGCTCGTCCTCGAACTCGGACTCCGGCGGCGCGGCGGTCAACGGCTGGCCCATGGCCTCTTTGCGGGCGAGCTCTTTGTTGTCGTGCTCGTCCGGCTCGATCTGGCTGCCGACGACGAACTCGTTCCCGGCCCGCGCCATCGTGGCGATGTCGACGGTGTCGAAGCGGAAGGCGTAGCCGACAGTCTCCCAGCGGCCGGTCTGCTCGCGTGCTTCGGCGTCGGGGATGACCATGCCGTCCTGATCGAACTTCGCGCGGATCGCCTGGACGTAGAGCTGGCCACCGAAGAGGTCGAGCATCGCGAGCGCCTGGATGAGCTTCTCGATCGTCGGCGCGTCGGCGAGTTGGGCGATCGCGGTGGCCTGCGAGACGGCGTGTTCGTCACCAGCCTGGTAGCCCTGTTCACCCTTGACGACGTTGAAGTCTCGCTTCATTTCCCGCCTCTCTTCATGTGGCTGTGGAGCTCCTTGTCGGCCGGCGAGATGAAGGCGTTCTGCTCGCGCCGCTTGCCTTCGTGCTCGATCTCGTCGGAGTGGCGCTTTGCACAGGCGCCCATGTGGCGGAACGCCTGCGTGCGCTGGTCCATCGGAAAGGCCCGGCCACAGAAGCACTTGAGGTACTTGCGCTCCTCAGCAGCGGAGCGCGGAATCAGCAAGGTCAGCGCCATGTGCAACGGAGAATAGACACAGCACGCGGCGGCAAATCAGCGATAGCGGGGGTCGTAGCTGCCGACCGAGGGCGCTGCGAATCCGCGCTCAGCAGGACCGCCGGTGGCGCTGAGGTCGCCTTTCAGCGGCTCCTCACTCGCCACCTGCTTGGCGATCATGTAGGCCGAGAGGCAGTCGTCGTACTTCTTCGGCTCGGCCTCCATGGTGCCTTTCGCGGTACGCGTGTAGGTGCGCGCCTCGTCCGCCAGCCGCCGAGACTTGACGCCGTCCTCTTCGAGGCGAAGCAGGGCGGCAAAGCCCGCGACCAGCAGCGGTTTCGTCCGCTGGTTGGTGTCCCAGCCGAGCCGCTGCTCGATCTTCTCGTTGGCGTTGCCGACTTTCTTGCCGCGGTAGAGGTGGGGGTAGTGGAAGTCGTGGTAGAGGACGCGCAGGATCGGCAGCCCCCAGCCGCCGGTGCGCTCGACCCCGACGTAGGCCATCTTGAAAAACAGGGCTGCGAGTAGGACCTGCTCGGCCAGGAGGTCGGGGTCGATGCGCGAGCAGTACTCAGCGACCTGGTCGCCGCTGCGGTGATCGAGGATCTCGATCGCGTGGTAGTCGGGCTCGTCGGTCGTCTCCATCTGGCCGCCGGAGACATCGACCCCCTCGACGTATTCGCTGTCGACCACCGGCATGCCGTCGTCGTCGGTCGGGAGCCATAGCTTCCATGGCGCGGTCGGGTTGGCCACGCCGCGCTCTCGCGGGACCCAGAGTGCCGAGGTCGGCACGTCGAGCATCCCGCCGTTGCGGAGCGGCATCGGGTTCGAGCTGCCCACCTTGAAGTCGCCGATCAGCGGACCCGGCGCGTCCGGCGTCGGCTGCCGCGGGTCGCTCAGGTTCACCTTGACCATCAGTTGCGCGATGCGATAGGCATCGAAGACCTTCTGGCCCGTGGAGATGAAGGCCTCCTCCGGGTTCGACGGGTACTCCTGGTGGAAGACACGCACGTCGCCGTTGCACTCGTCGGCGATCGTCTGCCGGCGCCAGTTCAGCTGCTCAAGCGAGAGCTCGTAGTTCTTGACGAGATCGAGCTCTTCCTCGGCGTAGGGGTTGTTTGGATCGCCGACGATGAAGCGTTCGCGGTCGGTCTCGGTGATGAAGTCGAGCGCGTAGTCGGCGTGTTTCCACCACGGCCAAAAGAAGGCGACGTAGCCGCTGCGACCCTCGACTGCGTCGTCCCACAGATCCTTGAATTCGTTGAAGCCATTGGGGGTCGACTCCAGAACGAGCAGCGTCTCCGGATCGCGCGGGACCGCTGATTTGAGTGCCGTGAGCTTGACGCCGATCTGATCCCAGAAGGCCACCTCGGACCCATGCACGGCGCGGTAGGTGCCGCCGCGACCGGCCTGGAACTCCCCGGCGGTGTCGACGACGTAGCGGGAGTCGGGAAACGGCTGCGCTGCGTTGTCGGCGAAGTGCATGATGTGCTGGCGGCGGTGCTGGCGAAGCTCGGGCTGGATCTCCGGCGGGAGGTTCCGGTACATGGTCTCCGCCATCCGGTAGAGCTTGCCGCCGGTTTCACGGTCGTGAGCGACGGTGACGGTGTCGTAGCGCTCCCGCATCGTCGCTCGGTGGACGAGCTTGCCCTGGATCCCCGTCGACATCCCGACCTGCCGGGCCTTCAGCACGATCCCGCGCATCGGCAGGCCGGCGGCGCGCTGAGCCTCGAACTGGGCGTCGAGCTCTAGCTGCGCGGCGTTGTAGTCGAACGGGATCTGTTCGCCGCGCTTGTTGACGATCTTGCCGAACCGGGACGCCCAGTAGGGCGTGTCCTCGAGCGCGCGCTGCTTGACGGCTTCGATCTCTTCAAGGGTCGGCATATTGGGCAACGTCCATTGCACAATCTACGGTCCCCCGCAGTCGCAAACGGCAAAGGAGCGATTTACCGCCCTACGCCCGGCTGCAGCGCTACCCCGCCGGGCGCCCCAATAGCGAAAGGAGAGTCCCCCATGAGAGGACTCACTGCTCTCGTCGCGCTGGCTGTTCTCGCTGGCGCGCCGCACCACCACGCCGCGCCGAACCCAGTCTGCACCGCCCCAGACTTCGCGCAGTTCTCGGCGGAGGTCTGGAAGCTGTCGCTCTGGGAGCGCGGGCAGCCGAAGCACTCGGTGATCGCCTCGCAGCGCCGGCGCCTGAAATGCGCGGGGCCGGAGAACCGCAAGGCGATGCGGAAGACCTGGCATCGGGACCAGCGCGCCTACTTCCTCTACCGCCGCCAGCAGATCTACTGCCGCTCAGCGCCGGTCGTAAAGGGGCGCGTCAGCTACTTCGGCGGCGGTCTCATGGCCTCGGGCCACTACACGTCCGAGCCGGCGATCGCGCTGAACATTGCTCCTGGCACCGAAGCTGGCTGGGACAACGCGACGACTCGTGGCTGGCTGGCAGATCTGCAGCGCTTCCGGGTCACGATCGCCGGTCACACGGCTGTGTTGTTCCTAGGCGACCTTGGGCCCGCCGGCTTCACCCAGAGGGCGATCGACGTGACCGAGGGCGGTGTCAGTGCGCTGGGCTTGAGCGGCGCCTTTCCCACGGACGCCGTCGGCGCCGCGAAGTTGATCCGCCCCGGCTGCGCCTAGACTGAGCGGCGCTATCCGCTGAGTCCTGACGGCCCGCTCCGGCGGGTCGTTTCGGTTCTATTCGTAGACATAGTGGCAATGCGGTTTCGTGAAGTTCCGCGTGATGTAGCCGCCCGGACCGATCCCGTACTTGGCCACCTGGTCGCAGCGCAGCGATTCGCCCGCTTCGATGCCGGGGAACCAGAGCGCCTCCTGGCAGTTGATCCGCTGCGCCGTCAGGCGTTCGCACTTCACCGCCCAGTATTCGCATTCGCGTTCTTCGGCGCAGAGCCGCTTCGTGTAGGCCTTGGCGTCATTCTGGGCCTTGTAGAACGGCAGCGTGTAGCGGAAGGCTTGGGCGGCACCCGCCACGAGTAGAAAGGCCGCCAGCGTGACGACCACAACCTTGATCTTCATTCCGATTCCCCCAATCGGTCGAGAGGTCTTCGGGCAACCCTATACCGGGACGGAGAGGGCGGGACTCGAACCCGCAGAGCCGTAAAGCCCTACGCCGCTAGCAACGGCGCCCCTGATCCAGCCGGATCCTCTCCAAGTACGCGGGGAGGGAGTCGAACCCTCAGAACTCTCGGGTCTGAGCCGAGCGGCTTTGCCAGTTTGCCCACCCGCGCATGAAGCGGAAGGGAGAGGAGTCGAACCCCCGGGTGTTACCCCGCGCTGGTTTTCAAGACCAGTTGCCGCCCGCGCAGCCGTCCCTTCCAGGTTAAAGCGGGGGAGGCGGGGATCGAACCCGCTACGCGAGGGTTGGAAGCTCGCGTCGTCCGCCAGTCGCTCCCCCGTGGGGAAGTCGCAAACTTCGGGCGGATCGCCATCGAGCCATGCCGGGAACCTACCAGCCGCTCAGGACTCTCGCGCCAGCTCCCGCCGCACCAGCACCTCGGCGCTTCGCCGCGGCATCGTTCTCGCCAGCTTCAGGACGCGCTCCTCGTAGTCGGACGGCAGGCCTTCCTCCACCGGCGCCGCTTCCGCCGGCGGCGGGTTCCCGAGTTCGCGGCCGTCCGGCGGCTCGGCGCTCCCCATGCCTGCCCTACGCAGCCAGGCCCCGGTCTTCAGGCCCTTGCTCGAGGCGACCTCTTCGATCCGCGCCTTCTCGGCTGGGGTGGCTCTGAACTTGATGAACTCGGTTCGATTCACGCTGTGGCCACACTAGCCCCTCGGTCGGGCGGTGTGGCCACAAATGACGGGGTGCTCTGCGGTTGCGTACATGGGGGTGGGATGGGACCCGCGCTGATGGGGACCCCGCGCCGCCGAAGGGGTGGCCGGGGGGTGCCTGATCGTCGGTGCATCCAAGGGGGGGAATTGGATGCGCTGCGCTCGCAATCACGCTTGCCAAGCCGAATGGCTAGGCCCTTGCGTCCGGGGATGCGGCCCGCTGCTACTGGGCCCGTGCCTGAGCTGCTGCCTGCTGCCCTGCCTGGGCCGTCGCCTGGGATCGGGCAGGGATCGGAGCAAGCCGGGACGCCATGCCTGAGGGACCAGAGACCGCAGCAGGGGCGGGTAAGGGAGCGGGAGACGGTGCCTCGGCATCGGAGTCCTGATCCTCGGTGGTATCAGTGGAATCGATGGGGCTTGAGGTCTCGGCCCCGTCTTCGGCCTCTTCTCGGGCCAGCCTCTCGTAGAGGGTCTCGTCTGGTTTGCCGTCTGTCTCGGCTTCGGGTAGCGGTTTGCCGTTCCTCGGTGCTCGTCTGCGTTGCGTCAGCTCGTCTTGTCTCTCCATCGTGGAGAGGGTTTCGTAGTGGCGCTTCAACATCACGGCGTCGTCCGGCTTGATCTTCCCCGTTCTCTTCCTCTCATAGTGGTTGATCTCTCGGAGGACGATCGCACGTAGGCGGCGCTTGAGCTTGTCGATGCTGTCTGCTGATTGGTCTTGCTCGTGAGGGGCGCTGGGCGGGCCGTGCTTGGTGTTGTAGCGCTCGATGTATTCCTGCACGGCCCTGAGCTTCACCGGCACTGGATCGGGATATCCGGCCTCGCCTGCGTTGATCCGGCGCGTGATCTCACCGGGCATCACGCCTTGGTGACGCAGGGCGCCGGCTATGTCCTGGATCTCTTTCGGGTAGCGCGTTGGCACGGCCTGAGGATTGTTCAGCGCGGGCCGGACGCGCGGCGGCTGCGTTGTCGGCCTCGGCGCCGTCGCGTCGACTTGACGCTCAGCGCTGCCGCTGTGGCCACTTCGATTTCTGTCCGGCTACTTGACAGGGAGCGTTGGCTCTGTCAGGCTGCCGTACATGAGGAATGTGCACCGCACGTTCTACGGATCAACCCGTTAGGAGATCAGCATGAGTGACACGCAGAAGGATGCGACGCCCCACGAGGCGCAGGGACCGGGCGGTATCTACCTGGTCGAGCTGACCGAGGCTGGCTTCCGCATCCGCCACGGGCGCGGTGGCAACTACGGCGGTGGTATCTGGTCGAGCCGCCCAAAGGCTCGGCTGGCCGCTGACGACCTGGCGGCGGGACGGACGATCCGCGAAACGGCCCTGGCCGACCGCTACACGTACACCTGAGCGCTTCGACTGTCCCCCGTACGCGGGGGATGCTCGCGCCGCAGGGAAACGGGCTCGGACCAACAGAAAGGGAACGCACGATGAGACAGCTAGCGACGGTGAGAGAGCCGTTGGACTACGACAAGGGCTTGGACGTGGTGGACTCGCGGACGGGCGAGACGTTGGCTTGGCGCGGCGGCGACAACGGCGCCTCTGCCGTGGAGCTGGCCGACCATCTCAACGAGGTCTACCCGCCGGGAACGCCATGGCCAGCGCACGACACGCTGGTGCACGAGATCATCGGGTGGCGGATTACCGGGGTCGCAGGATGAGCGCCCAGCCGGTAGAAACCCCGTCAGTGCCGAACGCCGCGAACATCCGCCGGCAGCTCGAGGCCGCTGCTGCTGCTCGGGCCGAGGCCGACTCGCTGCACGCGAAGGCGACGGCTGATCTCAAGCGGGCCCTACGCAAGGCCTGGGCGACGCCGGGGCTCTCCAAGGTCGAGGCGGCGCGGCTGGCGGGGTTGTCACGCTCGGCCGCGTATGAAATGGTGGAAGCCGACTAGGGTCCCCTGCCACCCTCGTTAGAGCCCCGCTCCGGCGGGGCTTTTTCGTGCCCTCCCAGGACAAGGCTTCATCCCCGTCGCAGCGAATCGAGGTTGCGGGTGAAGCTGAGCGGGCCGCCCCATCTGGAGGCGAACGGCAGCGCCAGCAAGCGTTGACGTGCCTACCCGCTCAGCAGTTTGTGGGCGGCTCGGTGGCCGTCTCCAGTTTCTTGCGCGGCGCCCGGTTCGCGTACTCCTCCACGCTGCCGGTGTTCTTGAAGATCCGCTCCCACTCGTCAAAGCGCTTGGTCGAGCCGTTCTTGCGCTTGACTTCCCAGCAGTCATAGGCGGCCCCCTCGACCGCTCGCATGCAGATCCCTAGGCCGTACTTCGGGTTCTCCAGGAAGGGCTCGATCAGCCAGAAGCGGTCCGCCGTGAATTGACTGTTCGGGTGATTGCAGGCCGCTCGCCAGTGCTTGAAGGCGGTCTCGGCATCGGCGTAGAGCGGGTGCTGCTTGGCGGCCCGGCGCTTGTCGCGTTTGAGTTCTTCGTACCTCGTCGTCCACCCCCGGATGTCGCGCTGCAGGCCGCTGATCTGATCCTCTAGCGCCTGGACGTAGTCGCTGAGCGGCGTCTGCTCCCCGGTCTCGGTGTTGAGGACGACCAGGGGCAGGGCGTCTCCTACCGGCCGCAGATGTGCTCGGGCGCTCACGCTGCCCTCCGCTCCCAAGCGATCTCGACCTTGCGCCGGCGCCACACCGCGGCGTCGAGCGCGTCCCATGCCTGCCGCTGCTCCCAGGCTCGGTCAGCCACGTCGACCAGGACCTTGTAGGCGCGGCGGCCGAGCAGCTGCAAGAAGTCGCGCGTGTCGGCGCCCTCAGGGAGAAGGATCGAGCGGTACTCGGGCACGTCGGCCTTCACCGCGTCGAGCAATTCGCGGCCCGCACGATCAGCGTCGAAGCTCAGATAGATGCGCCGGAAGTCTTCGAGGTAGACCCGCCACTCCGGCCGCCACGCCGATGCCCCCGGAATCCCGATCGCCGTCACCGTCGGGAAGGCCAGACGCAGGGCCAGCGTGTCGCTCTCGCCCTCGGTCAGGATCACGACGTCGTTGCCCAGTCGTAGATCCTCGAGGCCGTAGGGGATTTGCGGCTTCGAGGGCCCCAGCCACCGCGTCTTGCATGAGCCGTCGCCCGGGAACAGCTTCTCGCGGTAGCGCTCGCCGATCCTGGCGAAGTACGGCACGACGATTCCCTCAGGCGTGCGCCGCACTCCGAAGGGCTCTAGCTGGGTAAGGCTGAAGCCCTTCCACTTAGCATCAGGACTCACCTCGTCCTCCCCTGGAGGGTGCTGCTACTTCCGTTCCATCGGCGCGCCCCTGACCTCCCGGTGACCGGAGCTGCTGGTCCCAACTGAGGATTTGGTGCCTCGTCCTGGGGGATTCCCCCACGCCTGCCTTGGCCCCCGCGCTCTGGAGTGGCTACCTCACGCGGTTCTAGATGGCGACATTCGGCCCCGATGCATTTAGCGTCGAATCGGCGACGGGCGTTTAGGTAGCCAGCCGCTCCGCTATCCTGACGTTCTCCTTGGTTCCACGCCGGGAAACTTAGGCGGCTCTCCGGACATAGCGCTGGGGGGCCGCCTTTCATTTGGGCTCAGACCGGCCGAGGATGATCTGCGCGAATCGGACGTAGGGGAAGCGGTCCTCGCGGTTGATTCGGCTCCACGACCGCAGGTATGCGCCGGTCGACGCCCCGTGCCAGATCCGGTAGCCGTTGTAAAGCTCACGCGCCAGCGCCCACACGCGGTCATCCCGCTCGCTCTCCGACCTAACCTGGGCCACCTACAGGTCTTCCATCTGCTCGGAGACCTGTTCCCGGTCACACCGTCTGAGCGGCAGCCCGTCACGTTCCCGGCGTTTGCGGGCGACCCATGCTGCGAGGCCGGGGCTGATCGGCCGCTTAGTCGGACCGCTCGGTACGGGCACGTCCTGGAGGAGCTGCAGCGGCTCAGGGTGGGGCGGGGTCAAACCTCACCACCAACGAGCGGGCCGTGCTCGCCGTGCATCGACTCAGGTAGCCAGTCGTGGGCAAAGCAGGCTCGGCGTGGAAGGTGCTCGGGCAGTACCTCGCACTTGGTCAGGCCGTCCAGCGCGTGGTTGACGACGCGGGCCTCGATGTTGCGCGGCTCGCCTACGTGAACAGTGCGACCGACCGGGACCTTCTTCGGCAGCACTACGAGATGGGTGCCGTGGTCGTACAGGACCGTGGCCTCAATGGGTTTCATCCGTCTTCCTTTCGTCTGACCCGCCCAGCGGCGCGGTCGAGCTTTCGTTTCAGGTCGTCGGCCTCGGAGAACTCCCCCAGGTAGGCGCCGAGCGCCTCTAGTCCCTGTTGCAGTACGTCGATGTCGAGCGGCGTGACGTAGAGGCGGGTGCCTATCCCGTCACGGGAACAGCGGCGAGCAGGCCGTAGAACGCGTTCTCCCGGCTCCTGGCGGGCGTTCCCACGCCGCTGGTCCCAGGCTGCTTTCCGGCAGTCCGCAGAGCAGTAGCGGGCGTGCGGGCGTTTGGCATAGAAGGCGCAACCGCACCGCTCGCAGCGCTTGATGCTCATGGCTCGACCCGCTCGCCGCAGGCCTCGCAGCACCCGTCAGGGGCCAGCCGCTCAATCTCGGCGCCGCAGTTCCAGCACTCGTCCGGGATGTCCGGCGCGTAGAGGTCGGGCGGCTGCACCTTTCCGCAGGCTTCGTCTAGGCAGGTCATGCCCACTCGTGTCCCTTGCCGCGCTTGAGCTTCCCGTTGCCGATGAGGCTGTTGCGCCAGGCTCTATCCGCTCGGCGGTGTCGCTTGTGAGCCTGCTTCCGAGCGCGGGCGGCAGGGTCCGCGCCACCGCGCAGCAGGATGGTCGTCACCGTGTTGCCCGCCACCGCGGCGGCGATGCCGTCGGCGAGTTCCAGCCAGCGATCGGTAGGCCGGGTGTCCTGCATCCACTCCGGCGGGTCAGTCACCAGATCGGCCATGTCGACCAGGGCCCGAAGCTCGGCAGCCGCCGCCTCGGCGCCGAGCGCTGGCTTCACTCGCTCGTGGAAGCGCTGGATCGCGTGCTTGGAGAGGCCGAGATTCTTCACGCCCACCGGATCTCGATCTCGGTCCGGGCCCGGTCGGCGTAGCGCTTCTGGGCGCTGATGACGACGATGCGTGAGTCGTCTTTGAAGGCGTTGCCGTTGAGCGCGTCCTCGACGAGCTTCACGAGGTTGGAGAGGTCAGGACGCCCGGTCGGCTCCTTGAACGTCGCCCAGGTCTTCAGCTCGCCTGCGTTCCGGCCGGTCCCGAAGTGCGAGGCGGGGCGCTCAAAGTAGAAACTGCAGTCGAGGCGCAGCGCCTGGTCGTCCTCGAAGCGCTGCTCGCCGGCACGCCCCCAGGCATCGACCACGTTGCCGATCTGACGCGAGGTCGGCCCGGATAGGTAGCGGCCGCCGAATTGGCCGGCGCTCACTCTCGATAGCGGCACGGGCTTACCGAGCACGGTGAGCTTGAGTTCTCTCACTCACTGCCTCCTTGGTTGGATTGGACATCGCGGTGTGCAATGCCCGTTGCACACTCGGAAGAAATGGAAGGGCAGCGGTGGGTCAGCTGCTCGCCGAGGCTCCAGTCGACCGCCGCTGCCTCAACGTGCGCCGGGACCTGGTGGCGGTAGATCACGAGCGGAGGCATCCGGTGGCCGTCCCAGCGATCGTCGTGGGCGGTGCAGCCAGGGACGGCGAACCGCGGATCCCACATGCCCTTCTGGCGCTCCTCTAGCGGCAGGCCGTGGGCGAAGAGCGCGTTGTCGATCCGCCCCCTCTTGACGAAGTGGCTGGCGATGATCCGGCCTTCGCAGTTCTCGGCGTCGTCGACGTGCTCGCCGTACCAGCAAGGGAGGACCGGCGCATCGGGATCTCCGCCGAAGACGACCTCGAGCCGGAAGTTCTCCTGCAGGGCGATGAGCTCGGGCGAGCGCTTCTTGCTCACCTCCCTTCCTCCCGCTCCCGCCGAACAAGGCGCCTCAGTTGCCTTGCGTACTCTCGCGAGGAGATCCGGCCCTTCAACATTGCTAGGTAGAGGCGAAGGGCCGCGTCGCTCACTTCTCCTCCTTGGAGTCCGCTAGTAGCTGTTGAAGGCGGCGCGCACAACGGTGGCGGATTGCGTTCTGCGCGCCGACCCGGGCTCGGTACTCCGGGGTGGCACCCGCTGCTTCCTCCTCGTTGACCGCGATCAGCTTGCGTAGTTCCTCTATCTCCCGCTCCAGAGACTCTTGTAGGGCTGAGAGGCGGGCTGAATCAGAAGATGGCTGGGTGGAGGTGGCGTCGCGCTGAATCGCCAGTACGAGGGCGGCAAACAGGGGCGAGGAGCGCTCCGTCGTTTCGCCAGCCGCGATGAACCGCTCGGCGACCGCGAGCCAATCCTCTCCCGTCTGCGGCTTGTGCTCCTCCCAGAGGGCGTGACCGTCCAGAATCTCGTCGAGCCCGCTCATTGCCCGTCACCTCCCCCTATGTCCTGGGGCTGGAGGGAGCGGAGGTAGGCGGCCGCGTCTTTCCAGCCTTGGCGGTTCGTCGTGTAGACGATCTCCTCTGATTTGCCGCGCCGCTCGAACTCAGCGACCGCCTTCTCTAGGGGATCGGGAGAGGGCTGGGTGGACCAGGGAAGCGTCAGCCCGTCACCATCGCGCCGGGGGACGATATGTACGTGCAGATGCTTGACCGTCTGCGTCGCGGCAGCACCATCCGACGTGATCAGGTTGCAGTCGCCGCTGACCTTGACCAATGCGTATTCGGCCGCCCGCTGCATCGCGATAGCGGTAGTGGGCGGGCTGCACGTGAAGTTGACAACGTGCGCCTGGGGGATGACGAGGACGTGG